CACCATGAGCCAGTACATCATAGTTTTACCCGCTGGTGTGCTGACATCAGAAACGAGAGCCAAGCAAATCACGCGGGAACTCTACAACATTACCCTGCCCATTGCAGTACAGGAGGAATATCACAAAGGCGGCACGGTGTTTGGAATCGTGACACATCCCGATGGGATACAGCACGCTTTGCAAGTGGACACGGAGTACATCATACCCGTACATGAACAAGCGAATTTGGAGAAGCTGGTTTCTATGTTTCCTGAATTGACAGACACGGAAAGGGTGACCTTGCAGGGATTCATTCACACGAGCGATGCGTTTCCTTTTGGTGCAATTGTGCCCAGCACCACCACAATCCGAGACCAACAATACATGGTAGATAACGGCTGGTTTCCAAACACTGACGAAATATGAAGGTATTGAGATTTACCGCGTTGATGGCACTGGCTTTGGTTAGCTATCCCATTGGCATTGTTTACGGATTGCTTGTCAAAGTGTTCATGTGGATTGCCTACCTGCTGACCTTTGATGTGGCCAAAATGCTGATTGAGGTGTACATGACAGGCGTGCGGATGTCGAGCGTGCTGAATGCAACGGCGGCCACTTGGCTCAAATCGTGGCTTGTGGTCTCAGGCAGTGCCATTGAGTTCGGTGGATTCTACCCGGTGAGCGCGGTCATTGGGCACGCATACCATTTGCGCCAATTGACGGGCGTTGGGATGTGGGTGCGGGACCAGTTGGAATTGCTTGACCAAGGGCATTGCGAACGGGCGGCCAAGCGTCACGGGCTAATTTGGAATTGATTAACTTGCAGCCATGAAGGTGACAATTCAAAAGGCGTGCAAACTGCGCGGCAACAATTGGAAAAAGGGAGCAACACCAAGCGTAACAACCGACTTTGCCGCAGAACTCAAGCGAAAGGGATACCTTACAGCACCCGCACCGAAGAAAGAAACAACTGAAACTGAAGAATAATGGCCATTTTTAACGGTACTGAATTAGGCGTGTACATTGACAGCACGTTAATTGCAGCGGCGCAAGATGTATCCTTGTCGCTGAACATGGAAACAATTGACATAACCACAAAAGACAGCTCAGGCTTTCGTGAACTTTTGGCAGGCGTACGTTCGGGGTCTATGTCTTGCAGTGGTTTGATTGATTACCTTGATGCCTCAAACAAAGACATCACTGATTTGTGGACGGCATACGAAACCCGTGCATCTTTGACCTTGAAATTCAGCAAGGCAAACGAAACAACTGGGGAACTGTCTTTTGCAGCCACTGGTTTTCTCACCAGCCTTGAGCAGTCAGGCGGCACGGAAGACACGGCGACCTACAGCGCGACTTTTGAGTTGACCGGCGCAATTGATGAGACCATTGCTTCATGATAGAAATCAACGGCAAGGAATACCCGCTCAGATATTCGCTTGGCGCATTGACCAAGTTCGAGAAACGGGCGAAGGTCAATGTGTTTGGACTCAGTGACCCAAGCAAACTATCCGCCGAGGCTTGTGCTTGGTTGATTTATGTGGGCATTGAGGCCGGGTGTAAGTTCGAAGACCAAGAACTGGACATGACAATCAATGACGTCATGGATGCGGTTGATTTGTCACACGTTCAAATTGCATTCGAGGCACTCGGGGCGGGTGAAAAAAAAATGTGAGCAGCGAGCAGAGCGAGCCACTAACATGGGAAATGATGTTGCAGGTGGGGATGGGGCGGATGGCCTTGTCCCCTTCTGCATTTTATACCATGACCTTTGATGAGTTCAATGCGGCGGTGAAAGGGTTCAACGAACGGGAGGAATTTAGGGAGCGCGGCGAATGGGAGCGCATCAGATGGCTTGGAACTTTGACACTGCAACCACACCTGAGAAAAGGCCGTAAATTGAAGCCCAAAGATTTGGCGGTTTTCCCTTGGGAAGTTGAACCAAAGCCAAAGAATTACAGGAAGATGAGCAAGCAGGAATTGTTTGACGAAATACAAATGAGAGACGGATGGCAAGATTAGGCGATTTGGTTGTTGCGATTGGCGCAAACACAAGGGACTTTGACAAAGAACTTGGCAAGTCAATGCGCAAAATGCGCAACTTTGGCAAGAACATGAAACAGATGGGTCAGAACATGACCCGAAATGTTTCCTTGCCCATCCTTGCTGTTGCGGGCGGTGCGGTCAAAGCCGCATCAGATTTGGAGACCTTGCAAACGTCATTCATCTCATTGGCCGGAGGTGCAGAGCAAGCAGGGGCGTTGATGAACGAACTAAATGAGTTCACGGCAAAAACGCCTTTTCAGATTGAGCAGGTAGGCAATGCGGCGCGGCAACTGATTGCAAGCGGCACGGGCATTGAAGACGTAAACACACAACTTCAATTCCTTGGTGACATTGCGGCAACCAGTGGCAGCAGCATTGAGGAAATAGCCGCCATCTTTTCCAAAGTCAATGCAAAGGGAAAAGTTGAACTGGAAAATCTCAATCAACTCGCTGAACGCGGCATCCCGATTTTCACGGCACTCAGTGAAGCCACGGGATTGCCAGCGGATGCATTGGGTGCAGGCGCGGTAAGCGTTGAACAATTCAATGAAGTGTTGTCATCATTTGCCAAAGAGGGCGGATTCGCAGCGGGCGCGATGGAACGCCTGAGCGAAACGGCGGCGGGCAAGCTGTCGACGGCTTTGGACAATCTCAAACTGGCAGGGGCTGAATTGGTAAAGTCATTGATGCCTGTTCTCAAGGATGTCATTGACCGGGTAACACAGATTGCCCAACGATTTGCAAACCTTGATGACCACCAAAAGAAAATGATTCTCACGGTTGGCCTTGTGGTTGCGGCCATTGGCCCATTGGTCACGGTCATCATGTCAATGAGTCAGGCATTTGTTATGGTGCGCACGGCGGTGCTTGCATTAAATACGGCAATGCTTGCCAATCCATTTGCGCTTGTTGCAGGAGCCATTGCTTTGGTTGTTGGTGGTCTGATTGCCATGAACACAGAAGCGTCAGAAGCAAAGACGGCCATTGATGATTTAAAGACAGCCAACGAGGGATTGACAAAGGCCGAGCAGGAACGCAACATCACTGCACAAATGGCCGAGCAGAAGAAACTTGTTGCGGAACTCAAAGAGGAAGCCGATGCAAAGCAAGCATTGGTTGACCAAGGCTACGGAGGCAAGGCCATTAAGGACGCAAGGGAAGCGGGCGAGGCGTACAATGACGCAAACGCCGAACTTCATCAAATGTCCAACATGCTCTTTGCACTTGACGCAAAAGAGCCGATGGCAAACCTTGCAAATGATGGCGAAGATTTTGCAGATGCCACGGAAAGGGTTGTCATCAACTTTGAAAAGATGGGCCGCGCCATTGACTTGGCCAAGGCAAAACAGGATAAGTTGGAGGAAGCCTTTGAAGGTGTGCAGGAAGCCGTTCAACCCATGAGGCCAGCAGGCGCGCCCGCTGGATTGATGACGGGGCCGGGCGTGGATTTAGGCTTTGGTTCGTTAAGTGAGAACGTCAACAGAGATGCGGACGAGGCTTTGAATGCTTTGGACATGGTGAATGCAAAAACCAACGCCATTGCTGAGAACATGAAAAGCAATCTTACAAGCGCATTCAGTTCATTGTTCAGAGGACTCATTGACGGCACGCAGTCGTTTGGCGACTTCATGAAACAGATATTAACCGACTTGCTTGTTCAACTTGCGTCAATGGCAGCGGCTTTCTTGCTCATCTCGGCACTTTTGCCCGGTTCAAAAATCGCAATGGGTGGATTTGGCGCATTTCTAAAAGGCGGCCTAACACCATTTGCAGACGGCGGGATTGTCAGCGGGCCAACCGCCGCCCTCGTAGGTGAGTATGCAGGCGCAAGGACGAATCCGGAAGTCATCGCACCGCTTGACAAATTGCAGGCCATGATTCAGGGTGCGGGCGGTGGAAATGTAACCGTGACAGGCCGATTGAGTGGGCGCGACATTCTGTTGAGCAGCGAGCGCAGTAATTTTGAACGTAACCGTGTAAGAGGATTCTGATGGGCGCAGTACGATACAGGGGTGAAATGAAAGACACCACGGGCGACGAATGGCGCGTGGATATATATGACGACCAATACAGTGGGGCGGTTGACCTCATCACCCTGAGTGGTGAAGGCTTTGCAATCAATTGGAACGGCGATATACGAAACAAAGTCAACCCAATTATCACAAGCGAGGCGGCCATTGAGTTTGTGATGCAGGATGCAACGGATGAAAACATCATGGCTCTCATTGCAGGCAGTGCCGAAGGCAGATTCACAGTTGCTATTTATCAGATTGTTGCAAGTTTGCCAGTGCTGTATTGGTCAGGTACAATCATGACCGACCAAGTGGCATATCTTGACGAATACTATCCGATCCGCGCCGAGATAAGAGCCACGGATGACCTTGGT